CTGTGTCATACCCCTGCCATATTCTTTGCGAAGGTCTAGGCCGCGTTGAGCATTTTGACCCATTGAGGCTGTCGGAATGGTTTCAATGTCACTTTCTGCTTTTGTCTCGCCTTCATCAGCCCAGCGCTTGCAAACATACTCTGAGCGAATGTCAGCATTAAACAAATCGCAATACCCTTCGATGTTATGAATGCAATTACCGCAATACTTTTCATCGTCTCCCATTGCATATGCTTCTGGCAAAGAAGGTGGGACTTCCTCCCCGTCTGGATAAAAATCTAACTTGGTTTCTCCATAAGCGTCTTTTCCTGCGTCCTCAACGTCCGCGCCATCATCTGTAGCAACATCCGCCCCACCTAACGGGAATAGGTTTGCCGCGATATAAACTTCATCACCGCCGTTGATTGGCTCTAGACCGAGCCTTTCTCTAGCTTCATTGCGGCTTATAATGCCTTCACGAACAGCCGAAGTCACGTTTTCATAAACACGGCGGCGGCGCTCTGTCATAGCTGGAATAGCATCAATGTCATATACGATTTTTATATTATCGCCGTAACTTGGGGATAGCCATTCATTAAGATCACTCTGTACTCGCTTTGCAAGGGGAATGATTGTTTCCTCATATAGAGCAAGTCTAGCCTCTTGAACATTGGCATAAGTCTGACTGTCAGGAATGCCGATCAGCTGAGAAGGTACGCCAAAGCAAAGCGCGATGTCCTTTGCCGCCATATGCTTGTGCTGTAGGAAATCCATATCGCGTGGAGATAACGCCATTTCTTTCCAATCAAAATCGCCTTCCAGCAACATAGGACGGCCAGCATTCTTTGTACCAGAGAAGTGTCTACCTAAGTCATCACTGACTTGCTTGCGCTGTGTATCACTAAGCATCAAGCTATTGCCGTTCTCATCCCTTGGTTTAAAGACTATTGCGCCGGATGGACGCGCCCCGTTCATCAATAAGCCCACGTTGTGCTTTGCAATCATGTTGTGTTGGTCTAAATCAATAGCCGCCGCCATAAGGGGTGATAATCCCTGATAGTCGTCTAATGGGTTCCACATTTTGAAATGTTTAATTTCTGACTGCCCTGAAATTGGGTCTGCTGGATATGAGTGAACTTTCTGTCCATTTAAATAATAATCATAAGACTTTGGAACTGCCGTATCGCTTGCAACAACCTTCATCCTGTCAGGGCGCAACATATAAAGCTCTGAGGGCAAATTATTTACAGAACTAGCAAGAGCATAACTATTTCCAGACAACAAAAGATAACTATAAAGTGATTGGAAGTATTCAATTCCAGCTTCTGTTGGGTTAGGTCTATTAAGAAGGCTAATAATAGGGTGTGTTTCAAGCTCCATGTCGCCTTGGAAAACTTTAAATGGTATTGAAGCCGCGCCATTAGCAATTTCATTTACGCATTTATACACAATAGCGTTTTGCTGATACCCTTCGGTCGCGTATGTTTTGAAATCATCGCGCCTATTGGCTGAGTATATTGAGTTACCCGACATATATACCTTTGGTGCTTCTTTTTGTTCAAATGATTGCGGCGAAAAAACCTTCCGCAAATTATCTAAAAATGCCATTAGCTAATTCTCCATATTGGTTGCCCTGTTTGTTGGGTCAAATCCGTTAATGCCCAAACTAGAGCGTCTAATCTATCAGGGGACTTTCGACCCTCGGGTGTAAAAGATGTCAGCTGGTCTTCCAATGCTTTAAACTCTCCAACATGATGAACCTTGCCTTGCTCATAAAGCGCCGCGATTGGTTCAGCCCGTATAATCTTGCCTCTACTCGCCCTTACAGCAGTGTAAGGTATTTGCCTATCTATTGTTCTTACCACTCTTTCGACCAAATCTCCACCATTATTGACTTCAGCTATAAGTCTATCAGCATTATATTTATGAAAAACATGAACAGCTTCACGCGCCCAAGTGTCAGGGCTTCCATGTAAACTTCTATCTTCTAGTACATAAAACTTACCATTGGAGCATCTGCCAGCTACAACAATGCCTGTTTCATCACTGCTTTCCGTGTTTGTTACCGCTGGGTCTACTGCAACTACAATTCTTTGTAGGTCTGGCAAATTTTCAGGTTTAAGCCTAGAACCTTCAATCATATTCCAATTCCAAAGAGCGCCCTCAATATCCTCAAGAACCTCTGCATATAGCTCTTGTCTACCTAGTCTTGTGCCTTCGTATTTTTCTTTAAGCTGTGCCAGAGCTCCAGCCGCTAAGTTTTCTTCATTATCAAAAGTGCTTCCGCGAGTAATCACAGTTCCTGTCCGTTTAAGCAAATTCTTGATAAGAGGCGTTGGTTTGGGTGTTGTTGTTATTACACATTGTGGATTATCGCCAAGACGCAAGCCAAACATCAGCTGATCAAATGTTTCTGGATAAGGCCACGCGGCTATCTCATCACACCATGCTCTGTGAAATTGCGGACCACGAAGTCTATCTGGTTCTGTTGCCGCAAAGCCTTGTATGACTGAGCCATTATACAACCTAATCTCTTGAGCAGTATTATTATAACCCTGACCGCGTCCAGATAGGAGGCATTCTTTAGGTAAATAAGAAAGTATTCCACTCTCACCGCCGAATGCTACTCTCTTTAAGTCTCCAAATGTAGGCACAACAACTGCAACTCGCGTGTTAGGGTTCTTTAATGCATATACAGCCGCATCAGCGCCGCCGGTTCTTGTTTTTCCCCATCCACGACCAGCAAGTATAAGCCATACAGCCCAATCACCCATAGGGGTAACTTGTTCGTTTCTCGCCGTATCAACCCAATCACTGTATAGTGTGGCTAGCCCTTTGTGACTTTTTCTCGGCAAGTTCGTCCAATTGGTCAATAATTCTTGTGAGGCTTGTTGGGATGCTGTCATCTGATACTACCTGTCTAATTTCTGCGGCTTCACCTAAAGCAAGCTTGCCAGCCTTTTGAGCCTTTAGGACAGTTTCGGCTATGTCCTTTAATTCTGGAGTTGATAGGCTATCTCCCCCTGTTGCACGATCTTGTTGAGCCGCTAATGTTAGCTTCCTACCAATCCTTGCAAAGATGTTTTCCGATAAAGTCATTGCGGTGTCATCAAACTTATCAGCCTTTTGAGCTTTGCGTTTTGCCCTTTGGATAGACCTTTGTGCTTCATATTGAGATTTAAAATGGTTTCTTTGGCCTTGCCAATCTCCATCTTTTGATCTTTTGTATGCAGTCTTAACAGGTAAATCGTGTTTTTTGATTAATTCATCTATTGTTGGGAATACCCTAACACCATCATCAATGTAGCCTTCAACAAACTCTAATCTGAGCTTTTCTGTCTTAACCTGATCTAATTTACTGTCTGAGCGTGGAGACATCTGACCGCCCTCTCTTATTCGCCTGTTTCTAGCCATTGTAGCAATTCTTTTGCCATTTGTATAGAATGAGATGGTTCAGTTAATGATCTATGCTCTACCTTTGTCCCAAACTCTGCGGAAATGTTGCGTATTTTTGTGGCTCTACCCTTTAAGAATACATCACTTTGGGTATCTCCCCTTTGTACGTGCCTTTCATGCAAAACCTGTTTTGATGCACTTAAAATAATAATCCTTAAATCATAATGCTGTTCTATTAGCTTTAAATTATCTTTTGTGAATAACCTGTCGCCTTCAAATATTATATGCCTCTTCCTAAGTTTCACATATTTTTGAAAGTCTTTATTAACCGCCATTGATAGTCTGTCTGTACCTAAAAAAGTCCCACCAGAGTTATAAAGACCCATCAAGCTTACTAAGCTATCGTTATTAATATGACCTCGCAAAAGACCACCTTTTAAATTATGTGTGACCTTCATTGAATTATAAACTTCTTTCATCATGGTTGTTTTACCAGTTGCGGGTTCTCCCCCTACAGCTACACATCTCAACATCAGAACATACTCCTCATAAAATCACCCTTTTTTAAGAAATCACTAAACTTATCTTTTTTTATTTTTCTTGAAGCCGCCAACATAGGGTGAATTGTTTCTCTTCTAGCTTGCCAATAAACATCCCAGTTTACACCAGTCCATCCATCATTCTGCACTCTGCTAATTTCTTCTGCCTGTCTATCTAGGTAATATCCAAGATAGCGCCCGTCTCGCTCACGGAATATCTTCTTAAAGGAGCAAAGGCATGTTTCCATATCGTAAAAGTCACCCTTTGTACCAAATCTACTGTTTGTCTCGCTTAGAATAGAACCAGCTTCTAGCTCAAGCATTTGAACCTGACTATCATCCAGCTTTTGTCCGGCAAGCTCCTCTAGACCCAAAGCATATAACAAGCCTGTCCTGTGGCTCTTACTTCCCTTATCATCCCTGAGAACAAGGTCTGGGGGCTCGGTTTGTATATCAGCGCATT